CCAAGTTATCATATTGATTTTGTAGTTCATTTTTATCTAATGTTTTTGTTGATAGTGTGTTATCAATAAGCTGATGTAATCGCTCAAACTCTTGCTGAGTTTTTATAGTTTCTTTATTTAATCTATCTAGTTGTTGTAGTTCATTACATTTAATTAGTGCAACCGCAGCAGTGGCACGAGCACTTTCTATTTCCTCTTCTTTAGCAGTAATTAACTCTTGAGTTTTTGTGCTATCAATTTCGCTAAAACAAGTAGGGCAAACACCACTTAAATTTTTAAGTTTTTTAACAAATACTTCACCGTCTTTTACGGTTTTCATATTTTCTGTTTGCTCTTGCTGTAATTCTTTAATTAGCTCATAGTCAACAGCTTGCTGATTAGAAAAATCTAAATTAATAGATTCTAACTGTTTACGATAAGTATTATTTTGCACAATCTTACGATTGGTTTTATCTACATTGGCTATCTCTAAATTTAATTGTGCTGCAGTTTGTTCTAGTTTAGGGTCTAGATTTTCTACTGCTAGTAGCTGTTTGGGTGTTAAATCAGTTTTTTCATATTTGTCTAGCCAACCGCGAACAGTATTAACCTTAGCTTGAGTAGCACTAATTTCCTTACCAAGCTCTAGTGAAATATCTTTAAATACTTCGCTTGCCTTAGTATACTTAGTTAAATTTAAGATTTCTATTAAAAACTTTTTACGAGCAGTATCAGCACTAGTTAAAAACTCTAGGCTCATAGCATTTGATTGATAAACAATCTGTGCAAAGCTCTTATGATCTATACCTACAATATCTTCTATTATTTTGTAAGTTTGTGTTGCTGTGTGAGCACTAATATCTTGACCATTTTTTAGCAATTTAACAGTTTGATTAGCACCGCGGATAGTTTTGATTGTATAATCATTATTATCGCGTTCTAAGTCAAGTTCAATTGTATAAGTTTTATCTTTGACATACCTGTTAAGTATATCAGCTTTTTTAATGCCCTTACTATTTTTATTAAATAAGACTTCTTCTAAGATAAGTGCAATACTACTCTTACCATGTCCATTTTTACCTACTAGTTGTGTTAGTGGAGCTTTGACAAAATTAATTGTATTATTACTACCATAGCTAAAACAGTTATTCCAACGTAATTCTTTTAATGTTATCATTGCTCCAAAACTTTCGCTTATTTAAAAAACCTAATTGTTCTATTAATAGTATTATATCAACTGCATTATCAAATTCTAGTTGCCAACTATTTTGTGAGCCATGCTTACGCTCTGCTAAAATTCTAGCAATATAATAAAAATTAGGATGATAATCGGTACTAATCATGTTCTATTTTATCCAATTGATTTTGTACTTCTAATACAGCTTTATCAATAGTAGGTTGTGGAAGTTGTAATATATATTGTAAGTACTCTTTAACTTCTTCTACCAGTGTCATGTCATTGTCTAGCATGAGTTGTACGTCGCTGTTACGCTTGATAACCTTTTTATCAATAAGATCGCTATCTTCTAGATCGCCTAACTCCTGCAAGTCACCCTCAACTTGATAAATTGTGTGATGGTATGGAGTTGGCGGTTTAGGGTCACTAGGACTAACGGTTTTTCTTATTAATTGTGGTACTTCTAGTTTAAGCCACTTATGCTCTAGAGTTTCTGTATCTAGTAATATAACACCAGTTTCAACAACATCTCTATGAAAACTAGTAGTAACGGGACTACCAGGATATAAAATATTACGTTGACAATTTTCATAGCTATGTAAATCACCAGCTAGTACAATATTCCAACCATTAAATATATCTAAGTTTACTTCTGGTGTAACATGTGGAGGTATTTCTCCACGAACATGTGTACAAAGTATTCTACCACCTTCTGGCCAAGGATTTGACTGTTCAAAATCTTTTAGTTTATTGTAGGGAACAAATTCTATACCATAGTCGCTATAGTAGTCATCTATAACAATAACATTACGCTTAGTACTTAATAGATTAGTAGCCCTAGCAAGATTTGTCATAAATGTAGTAGATTTTTTAACTGCTTCATGATTGCCACTATAAATTATAGTCGATATTTTACAACTACTAACTAGATCAAAATATACTTCTAGTTCGTCCATACTAGGTAATTTATCAAATACATCACCACCTATAACAAATAAATCAGCTTGTTTTTGTAGTTGTTCAAATTGCTGCCATAATAGATTATATCTATTTTTAGCCCAATCTATAGGAACATTTTTTTGACCTAATTTTATGTGAATATCAGCACTAAATAATATTTTCATTATTTTTCCTGTTATAAAAAAGCCCAGTAATGAAAATTACTGGGCTTATTATTAACCTAATTCTTTAACTGCTTCGTGTTCTGCTGTATCGCCATCTTCATCATCACTTTGAGTGTTGATTTTTTCTAGCAATGCTTTAACTTCGTCTGCTGTAGGTCTAGGAAATTTTTCATCAATGTTTTGTGCTGCATCTGCTAATGCTTGTTCTTGAGCAGTTAGTTTTCGAGGTTTGCAACGTAAAACTTGTAGCGTATACTCAACATTAAATGGAAGGGGTCCAGTCTTTGTACGTTTAAATACCACGTCCCAACCTGTATCATAATCGGTAGGATCACCTAAATCTTCGGCAGCTGTAACAATCTGCTCAAATAATTTCTTTTTAAGATTTAATGCTTTTACCTTACTATCTTTAGGATCAATACAGTTAATTGAGTAGCTCCAGGTACAACGTAAATCTGGATAATAGTCAGGTACATAATCTTTTTCTAGATTATCAAACTTTTCTTTTTCACGACTAAAGGCCAAACATTCAATAGGAATATCTTTATTGTTAGTGCCTTTTATCCAATAGATATATCTAGGAAGTACGCCACCAATTAATCTAACTGTATTCTCACCGTCTTTGTACTCGTAAGTTTCTACTTTATTTGATGCTGCTTTACCTTTTGTTTGTTTAAAACTAAGTGCCATTTATTCCTCGTATTTGAAGTATATTTTATTGTTTTCTGTTATTAATAGCGGATTGTATTTTATTGCTTCTAAGTTTAGATCTGGAAAATAAGTTAAATCTAAATGTTTGTATCCTAAATCTTTATATTGCTGATAACTTCTTCGACCCGCTAATTGTATATACTGTGCTTTAAATAGTATATCTACATTATGATCAAAGAATAGTTGCCCAGGATTTATTAAAAAACTACTTCCTGCTAATTTATATTTAAATCCTTTATAGTAATCTTCTAATAATTCTACTAATTGTACTTGGCTAGCATTAGCCATAGACTCTAATTTTGATAGGTTAAATGTAAAAACAGTTCTTTGATTCATAATATATTATACCATAAGTAGTTCAATACAACAAGTTAAAATTTCTATACCAATTGTATTTCCCAGCCTTTTTTCATATATAATCCTAGCCTATCATTATTTTGTTTTTTATCCGCCCAACCACTAAATTGAATATCAACTACTATAGGCTGTGGTTTGTTAGGATAAGGACGCATAATTCTACCTACAATTTGTTCTAGTAAACTATCATTACTCATTGGTACTGCTAGGATAACGCAACTAAGTGCGTTAATTGAGATTCCCTCGCTAAAGATTTGTCTACTACCAGCAATGCACATCTTTTCTCTGTTAAGTATTTGTTCTTTAGCATATTGTCTTTCTTCATAGCTGGTGTCGCCAGTAACCAACAAACACGTTTCTCCAACATAATTTTTTACTGCCTCTAAAAATTCTACGCGATCTGCTACTATCAAAACACTATGATTTTTATCAATATGATAATTGGCAAGACCACTAATAAACTTTCTATAATAGTCATTTTGTGTTAATTCATTTATTTTTTCTACCCAGGTTACGCCTGTTTTTAGTGTTAAATTACTTTTTACTAGATGTACAATTGGATTTATTGTATTAGATTGTTTTGGACGAAATACTGTACTGCCAAAATAATCACTAAAAAATACATGTTTACCATCTTTACGCTCCATAGTACCACTAAGTGCTAGTCTATAACGAGCATAAAAACTATCTATAGTTTTACTAAAAGTAGTAGCAGGACAATGATGTGCTTCATCTAATATAACTGTACCAAATTCTTTATTGATCCTGTCTAAATACTTAACAATACTTTGTACATTACCAATTACTATAAAGCGATCTTCTATATCATATAATCCACTGCCTATAATACCTGGATCTGTACCAAATAGAGTTCTAACTTCATCACACCATTGATCACGTAATGCAGTAGTATGTGTTACTACTAATGTTTTTTGACCCCATTTATGGGCAATATGTAGTGCAGAATAAGTCTTTCCCCAGCCTACTAGTGCATTAATAAAACAAGTATCATTGGCACTATTATAAACTTCTAACTGATCTTCTCGTAGTGGATATTTAGTCTGTGGAAATGGTACAGGATTAGTTACACGTTTGTCTACTAGTTCATATCCATCTGGTATTAAATCTATTCTACCTTGAGGAATACTAAGTATACCTTTTGGTAAGATTTTATAATTTTTAATAGTTTCTATTACACTAAAATTTTTACTGCCGGTATTTTTTTTAAACTTATAAGTAAGACTATCCATTATAAATTTACTATTTAATCTACCAGGATCATCCATATAAATCCTGTTAGTTATAATAGCTTTCATACTAGTCTCCAAGTTGTTTGAATAGGCTCGCTGTAATAACCATATAATAGATTACATCTATTATAGTGTAATATGCCTGCATATAATTCATGGTCTTTAGGAACTTGTAGGCTTTTAAATCTTTCAACAAGACCCTTAACCTCTAAAACACAGCCTATTCCACTTGCAGGCAAAATTTGGGTGATCTTGTGTGTGGCTAGTTTGGCGCGTACAAGTTTTTTATGTTGAAATACTTTTCCTCGACTATCAATAAACCAAGTTGTTGATTTGGCTAGTTTGATTACATCTTGTAGAAAGTAGATTGCACTACTAATCTTATGCAATTTAACTTCTTGTTCGCGAAGAACAAGCCTACGTAATCCGAGTGTAGGCTTGTCTATATTACCATCATCTACGATTCTATATCGACTAAACAATTTAGGATTGTCTTGATCAATATATTCGCTAGCATAAAATATTACTTTATTATAGATATAGGGTTCTACTTCGCCTAGTCTAAATACGGGCCAGTCCAGTGCTGCTAGTCCTATAGGTTTTTTCAAAACCTCCGAAACTATAGTCATCGCCTATGTCCTGATCAACGCCAATAGGAAATCCAGGAATATTACAACCCCAGTCATATTGTGTACATTCGCGTAATATATTACAGTATTCATCTACGTCGTTGTCCTTAACAAGTGCCACGATTGAGTCATGGACAAGCATGAAGATTCTTGCGTCAAGTTTACGCTTTTTAACTGTTCTAGCAGTTTCAATAGCTCCCAGTAAGTTAACGTCGCTTGCAAGCGATTGGATTTCCGAATTAATTCCACTACGTACTTCGTGGGCTGCGATTCCTCTATCACTGCTGAATACATTAGGTAAGCGTCTTTTTCTGCCAAAAAATGAGTAAGTATATCCATTTTGTTCAATAAATTCTTTTCTACTATCAAGCCAGTGTTTTAACTTTTTAAATGTTGTAAAGTACTGCTTAATATCATCACGAGCACGTTCTACTGGATAATATTGATTAGTGGCTTTAGTAACTGTTACACTAACTTTATCGGCTCCTGAACCGTATAAAATCCCGAAACTAATTGCTTTAGCACTTTGACGCATATCTGGATAGAGTTTTTTTACCTGCTCAACTTCACATGGTAAGTCAAACACCATTTTAGCTATTGAACTATGAAAGTCTCCGCCATCAGTAAATATTTTTTGCAGATTCTTATCGCCACTCAACACAGCAGCATAATACATCTCAGCAGTTCTTAAGTCTTGCGAAACAATCTTATAACCCGCTGGAGCTTTGATACACCCTTTGATGATTGGGTCGTCTCGTGGTATTTGCTGTGCATTAAACTTCCCACTACTAGATAGACGACCACTAGTGGTAAAGATAAGATTAAAATTAGTGCGTATCCTATCATCACGATCCAGCTCAGGAAGTATTTTATGTATATACGTGTTCTGGATTTTTGATAGCTTTCTGACCTGTAGTATCGCTTTAGGAAGTTCATGTTCCTCACTTAATTGTTCTAGGACTTCTGCATCTGTTGAAATAGCACCTGTACTAGTTTTTTTACCCGTTGGCGTTAATCCTACATAGTCAAATAGTATTGATCTCAGCTGCATAACACTATTAGGATTGAAGATTTTACCTTCATTCTTTTCAAAGAGTTTTACCTCGTCAAAAGTGTAAATATGCTCCTTAGCTTGCTGAATTTTTTCACTAAGATAGGCATCAGCGAATTGCATACGTTCACGGCTAATAGGTATACCTACTTCTTCCATATCCATTAAGAATAGCGTACCAGGAATTAAGATTTTAGTATACACACTGTGCAGTTTATCGTTTCTTTGAATAATAGGCCAAAATTTGTTATAAAGCTCTAGTGTAACCGCTGTATCAATACTAGCATATTCACTAATAATATCAAAGGGTATTAGATCATAGGTAAAGTTTTCATTGAGTACACCATGCTGACGACAATATTCTCGCTTAAATTCATCCAGTTTAGCGTCATAGTCACCATAGTCTGTATATTTTAGTGCTAATTCTTTTAGTCCATGACTATCCGTTTCATCTAGTACATAATGCATAACCATTGTGTCATGTATTCGTGTACGGTCAAATTCTAAGTCTAGATGATATTTAAGCATTTTATAGTCAAATTTCATATTGTGAAATACTACTATAAATTCTTTACAGATACGTTGTAGTAACTCTGCATTAGTTTCACTTAAACAATCACAACTAATATATCTGCCATGATTAGGTTTATAACTAATACTAACACCAAGTACATATCCATCTCTAGGATATAAACCTGTGGTTTCTGTGTCAATGGCTACGACACCTTGTGCATTTTCTAGTACTTCTGTTAAGAATTCGTATGCCGCACTTTCACTATTAATACCACAAAAATCACCAGTTTTAGGAGTACCAGCTTCACCATTAATATATTTATGTATTTTATCTATGCTACGTTCAAAGTCTGGTTTACCTTCTGGCTTAAAGGCTAGCATTGCTGGATTACTAATTGGTATAAATTTATTAGCTACTAATTGACCCGCGTAGTTAGTTACGCTAGTAACTTTAGCGTATTCTTTGGCTGCTTCAGCACCTACTAAAATTATTAAATCATAAAGATCAGTATCAATATTTAAATCTACGTCTTTTTTCAATAACTTAGTAATTGGCTTAGAACTCATATGAAATAGTTCAAAATTAAAGTTGAAATACTGTTCATATTTAGTACGACTAGGTGCTTTATCAATTACTGCAATTTTCATTTTATAGTATATTCCTTAATACTTGTTACGTCTATTTGATTTAATTCGCCTGGATCTGAACCGTCTGGTAATTTAATTATTTCAACTATAAACTGATCTTGTTCTAGGATTGGTTTTAATTGTTTTGCAGCTTTTTCTCCTGCTTCATCACCATCAAATAATATGTATATATGCGTAACACCTTGGGCTTTAAATGGTAGTAGTTTTTGTTTTGTTGAATTTTGTAGTGTATTTGTTCCAAAGCAGCAGATTGCATTTGTAACTCCCTTATCATAGAGATTTAACATATCAAAAATACCCTCTACTAAAATCAGACTTTTTTCTGGTTTTTCTAAATAGCTAGGATATACTGGTATTTCTATGCCGCCAGGATAATTTATATATCTAGGATTTCCATTACTTAGTGTATGTCTTGCTACAAATACTTGTATTTTATTTGTAATATCTTTAACTGGAAATATTATTCTATCTTGTAGTTTTTCTACTTGATTTGTATAAAATGCGCCAAAGTGCTTTAATGTATTTGCACTAATTCCACGAAATGGTTTTGTCCAAGGAGTATAACCAGGAGGAAATTCTTGTTCTGTAGTTATTCTAAGTTCTTGTAGTTTCTTTTTAAGATTAAGTATTTTAAGTGGTACTGGGTTAGTAAAAATACCAAAATACTTAAAAATATTAGTTTTAAATCCACAACTAAAGCAATGAGCAATACCACTAACACGATCAATTCTAAAGCTAGGATTAGTATCTTCATGGTCTGGATTCAAACATTTTATTAAATAATCTCTGCCACTAACTTTAAAACTTAAATTATTTTTATTTAATATTTCTAGTACTGGATCTGACATAGTTATGCATTCCAGGGTAAATCTGCATCTGAATCATCTTTCTTTTTTGTTGCACGTTTAACTGCTTCTTTGTGTTCTGGTTTATCTATAGTTTGTGGACTAATTCTTAGTGTTTCCCAATCAATAGGACAAGTAAATCGCATTTCTTTACCACCACGAATTTTAGTAGTTTCAAAAGTAATTGCGCCAGTAGTTTTATCATGCGCTTCCATTACTAGTGCTATATCAGCAGCATCAAGAATACCTTTAGCAAATCTAGCTTCGCCGCTAGCATCTATTTGATAGGGACTTACTAGTACAATTTCATATTTTCTAGCTAAATTTTTTAATTTCTTTGATACTTCTATTTGTGGCTTCCAGTCATACATATCACTACCTTCAATTACAATTTGATTTAGGTAGTCTACTACAACTACTTGTAATTTTTCTCCAAACTTAGCTTTTGCTTTGCCTATATGTAAATCAATACTGCTAATAGTTAAATCTCTATCATCAACTATAATCATTTGATTATCAGTTTTTAATTCATGATTTCTTACTAAGTTTTCTTCAAATTTAAATCTATCACGATGTCGCATAAAGTCTAATACAGTTTGATCTGCTTCTTGAAACATACTTGCACGACTTTTTACAACTTTTAATACTTCATCATCAGTTAGTTTATTTTGTTTTAGTCGCTGTAAATCAACACCAGCTAGTATTGATAGATTACGCTCCATAACTTCATAGGCTGTCATTTCTATTGAAAAGTAAATACTTGAAAAACCAGTTTCATACTGATTAACAAAAATATTACTACTTGTAATACTTTTACCACTACCCCGCTTACCGCCTATTAATATAAGTTCTTGTCTAGCAACGCCGCCAAGTACAGCATCAAAAGTATTATTAAGTCCAAGATAAACACGTTCTTTTTCTAGTTCATTAGGATGTCTAAATAACATCATATCGGCCATAGTAAATACTTTCTCACTAGTATGAGTTTTTTCTTCTATGGTCATAGCTATTGTAGCTAAACTTTCTTTTATTTCATTGCTATCGTACAGTGGCAGTTTATCTACAAATTTGTCTAGTAATTTTACAGTTTCATTTTGTGTATATTGATCTATTAAAGCATCTAGTGCTATTTCTGCTGAAACGTCAGGAACTTCCGTTAAGCGAAGAGTTGCTAACGCTTTAGACGCTGGTCCCTCCCTTAACGTAAGTGTTAAATCATCAAATGAAGGTACACTATTGTACTTTTCGTAATGTTTATTGATTACACTATAAAGAGAGCTATACGCAGGGTCTAAAAATACTAGTTTGAGTCTTGCCCATAATTCTAGGTTTTGCTCAGCTAGTAGTTTATGTAAGACTACTGCACTTGTATCCAAGTTTAACCTACTTTCGATTCATTATCTATAATTACTTGATCTATAATTTCTGTTACTTTATAGAGTATTTCTTGTCGTAGTCGTTTAATATCTTGTTGATAGCCCGCATCTCGCTCAAATAGTAAGCTTAGTTGCTCATGCGTTATTAGTTGCTGTAATCCAAAATAAATATGATCATAGGCTAATGTAGATTCTGGATTAATATCTATTTTAGCAGTTTTACCGTAATTTTTAACAGCGTAGGATACTATTTCCTCTATTGTTAGAGATTCATTATCGTGATAAGTAATTGTAACCTTCATTTTAATACTCAAAGTAGAAAAGGCTGGGAGCTTTTTATAACTCCCAGCCCCAGTTATATTGCTAGATTAGGCTGCTTTAGCTTCAGCTTTAGCGCGCTTAGCTGCTCCATCATAGTCTGCAACTTTGATTCCACGACGTGTTAATAGTGTTTTTAATCCACGTTCAGTTTTATCAACTGCAGCTGCAATTTCTGCTACTGTCATACTATGAATTTTTTCACCAAGAGCATTTACAGGATCAACACTCTCTTTAGCATAGCTGTTCTTTTGTGCAGGAATTTTAGCAATTTGACCTTTGCGTGTAAGGCTAAGAGCTTTACCACGAATACTTGCAACTGTTTTGTTGAGTGCAGCAGCAATATCTTCAATATATGCACCACGCTCTGCCATTTGAATAAATTTAGCTTCTTCACTGTCAGTATAAGTACGAGCAATTTCTACTTTTTCTGCAGGCTTTACGCTACCAGTAAGCTCAAGTGCTAGTAATTTACCTTGAATTTGTTTAGCAGTAAATTTGCCATTCATAAACTGCTCAGCAATTTGCTTATAGGTAAATTGTCCACTGTTATTAACAACAAACTCAGCAAGTTCAGCACCCTCATCTTCTGTAAAGGCACTAGTTTTTTCCTTAGCCATGCTAGCTACTTCTACATCAAGTTGACGCAATTTGCTAGCTACACTACGAGGAGTAAATTCTTCACCAAGCTGTTCAGCTGCATACTCTACAGTATCAGGACTAACAGGACGTTGTGTTCCAATAAGACCCATAAGTTGGTTAACTGTAGCATCAGACCATTTTTTTGTTTTTTCAGTCATTATTTAGTTCTCTTAAAAAGTTATCTAAGTTTGTAATAATTTTAATGCCGAGTTCATCGGCTTTTTTACGTTTTGTACTACTTTTATCACCCTCATCAACTAAATAGTCCGTAGTTTTTGTTACAGATTCAGTTATGCTAAATCCATAGTCTGTTAATTTTTTATATGCTTCGGCTTTTGTTTTAAAGGACGATAATTTGCCTGTAATACACACAGTTTTACTATTAGTATTTACTACAGGCATTTCACTATGAAATGAAAAAGGTAAAAATTCTTTCATTTCTGGAAATTCAGTTTCTAGCCAGCTTAAGAGATTTTGAGTTACTTTGTCTCCTAGTCCAGCTTGCTTACAGGTTTCTAAATTGATTTCATCAATATGCTTAACTATTGTAGATATTTTTTTACTAGCTGTATTACCTACTAGTGGTATACTCATGCTAGCTAGGATTTGACTTAATGTAGCACTACGACTACTATCAATTTCTGCTATAAGTTTTTCTGCAATTTTTTTACTGTTTAATTTTTCTGCAACATCGTCTAAGTCTAAATAATATAACTCTGTTATATCTGCTAGGTTTAGCTTTTCAATAGTTTTTGCACCCATGCCTTTAATCTGCATAGTTTTACAAAAATGTTCTACACGTTTACTAAGTTGAGCACTGCAAGCCTGATTTCTACAAAATAATTGATCGTTTACTAATTCTAGTTTATAGTTGCAACAAGGACAATGTGTAGGTATTTCTATTTTCATAGTTTATTATTTAACTTAAGATAATATTATACAGTATTAACTATTTTTTTACAAGCCAAAATTTTTACTACCCTAAACTGGATAAATTTAAGCATCTACTTTGTGTAGTATGCAAGGTATAATTTCACCACTGCGTACAACTGCTACACGATCTCCTAGTTTTAGATCTAGTGCTTCAATAAAACCTGGATTATTTAAGGTTGCGCGACTTACTAGTGCATCACCAATATATACTGGTTCTAGAATTG